AGTAATTTATGATTACAGTATTTTTTTATTTCTATCAAAAATTATTAGAACTACCTATAATCGAAAAAATCAAATGTACACAAATCTAAAATGAAATGTACATTTTTTCAAGTAAACGAATAAAGCCAGTACTTTGATGTACCGGCTTTTTAATTAGAGTTTAAACACCAATTAACCAACGTTTAAACTAAACTTAACTGATTCCCCTTTCAGCAGCTCTTGTGTCAACTCAAGGTTATTCTCGTATACGTGAACGTTGCCGAGAAACAATGTAATAGACTTTAACGGCAGATCAATCTTCTTACTTATCAAGTATAGGTGATAGATGTCAGAGGGTAATCCTAAATTGGCATCGCTAGAACGCTGGTACGCACTTATAACAACCTTCCCTTTATCTATTTGAAACTGGATAAGACTTAAACACGGCTGTTGATTGCTCTCAGTGTTGTTAGAACCAAGAAACAATACATAGTTCTTTGATGTACGTTTCTCTTTATTTATTCGCTCTATAAGCTTTGGTAATTGCTCAAAGTACGTTGGATAACTATTTACTAGAATAGGACCGCAATAATCCCACCAACTAACGCCTATATCTCTGTAAGCTTCTGTAGAGCGCTCTCCTGCCATAAATAATCCAAGTTCGTCTCTTAACTTCTTTTTTGCAACTGCGTGGCTCTCAAACAACACTAAGAGGTCTAAAGGTTTTAATTCTAAAGCCTGATTCAAAAGATAGGTGATTGAACCTTTTTTGTTTTGTTGTAGCTTACCTTTATCAAGGATTTTGCTTAGCACTTCGTGATACTTGTTCATTTTTAATTCGATTTTTGATTGATGATTGATTATATTTGCATCTCTCACGGAATTTATAAAACACAATAAAGCCACAGCATAGAAGACTTATGTCCTCCAACGCTGTGGCTTTGTGCTTAATTAAATTACCGTGAGAAGTTTTTAATTGTTGGAGGACTATTTTTTAATTCACGTCCTCCTTTGAAACTAGATATTTATCCTCCAAACGATTCAACTAACAAACCTTTCTCAAACACCAACATTACACCTCCAATATCTAATGATACTGTTTGGCCATTAGCTGGCAGGTTTGGAGAATTTACAGTTATTATTTGCCCAATATGCTCACCATTATCACCAGGTGTTACAGATAAAACTTCGAATAAATTACTATAAGGGTTAAATTTTAAAGTTACTTGGTGAGAATGGTTTGTAACTCCAAAAGATGAGTCTAATTCTAGACTTGTTTCCTTTATTATGGTGTTTTCAAAAGAATCTAGCAAGTGCTGAAATTCAGCAGTCGTAATACTTAGAGTATGAAAATGGGCATCTACAGCAGAGATGGGTAGCATAAACGCGAATAGCAAAGAATCCTTCTTGGGTTCTTTTACAACATTTCCTCCTGGAGTAATTACTAATTGTTGAACTTCACCAGTTGCTGCTGGCACATCCATAAGTTTTAATTTCTTTCCAATTACTTGTTTTGACATATTTATATTTATTTACGTTATTAATTTTTGTTCTAATTCTTACTAAACTTTCCTTTTTTTAAGTCGGCAACTCAAATACATTACTAATTACTGTTCCTTCGTTGTCTGTAAGTCTTAAATATTGCAGATATTCAATACCGACGACCATTAGTTGATATGGTTGTGTATTACTAGGCTCAGGAACTAGGCCTGTATAACCTTCTGGAGGATTGCTTAAGTAAACACGTTGATTAATCGGATTAATTATTAAACCATTTTCATCTTCTAATATTGAAAAATTAGAGTCTAAAGATCTTTGAATTTGAAAATAATCACCAGAAATCAGACCATTTTGGTTGTAGTATAATATTTTACTACCTCTGGATTCATAAACATCTTGTATAGTAAAAATCGTTGAGAAGACAATAGTAAAAGGCGTAGAGTCGGCAAATTCACTTAATGGATCGTACAACACAAAAACAGACCCGAAAGGAAAACTTCCTTGTAAAAATGTATTTATGGGGTTACTTAATTGCTCTTCAAATGAGTATAATGCATCTTCAAAAACAGTTCCATCTGGCGTTGTAATTCTGATATTAGATAAAGGACCTCCTGATGTATTAACCCTAGAAATTATACCTTCATTTACTTCAACTGATATTGAGCCATTTGAATAAGACAATATGCGTCCAATTAAGTTAGGTTCAACATAGCTACTAAGTTGCTCAAAGTTGCCCCCATAAAAAGTTCCAGCATTTAAATACTCGCCTTCAACCATACCCGTGACAGTATCGCCCGCTGTAGGTTCATCCGCAAAAAAAATGAGGTTATTTCTATTGATTAAAAAACGACCCGATATTTTCACTGCAGCTAAAAGCTCAGGATGTGCGTTTGCGTCCTGCTTATGCAATTCAAATTGTTCCCTTTCAGCCTTTGCATTCAGAGTAGAGCTAAGGTTCGATACTGCACTTTGCGGTATTGATTCACTTTTGTTCCAAAAACTACCCCACGAAGCCCAAAATTGGGCTTGTGTAGGCTTTTTACCAGTCATAAACCAGTCATATATTTGTGCTAATGTTGCCATAATTTTATCCTATATATTCAATAAATAATACTACTCTGTATGGGTTTAGTATTGAAAATTCTTGATTAGCACCCACTGTATTTGTTTTACCTACTGTAGGAGTATTGTTACTACTTCTAATTCGGTAATTCTGGTTTCCATCCCCGCCTGCATTAAAACCTTCCTTTACTGGAGAATTATTTCCTGTAAGTGCGACACCCGCATCTACTATGTCGTTTGAAAACATGAAAAAGCTGTGCTCTGGTAGCTCGTTAATGGAAAGCGTTTTATTTGTCGATCCTCCTGTTTTTCCAATATCATTAAATTCGACTTTAGTTTCATCAAGCCCAACAGGCATTCGACCACGCCAGTCAACCACTTCTTGCCAACCTGCAGGAATATCAGCTGCAGGTTTATTCCAAAATAACATACCTCCCCCAGACTGAAAAACAGCCGTTTTTTTCTCAAGAGATTCTAGGCGAACCATTAACTGCACAACTGGATCAATCCGCTTAAAATCTGACCACAGCCACGATATTTCTGAAGTGCCAAATGTGGCATAACGAATGGTGTGAACTTGCTTTACTGAACCATTTTCAAAAGGACGATTTACGGGCTCTTCTATAATAATTACAGTAGAAGTTTCCGTAACGGCAGCTTCTCTAAATTCTAAAGGCTCGCCATCGATATAAACAACGCCTTTTTTTATGGTAGAGCCCACCAACTCACAACCCGATATGACCGTTAAGTTGCCCGCCAATTCTCCAAATGCTTGAAAAATTTCTAAAGAAGTTTGCAGTTCCTGTAAGCGTTCCGTTTTTAAAGGGAAACCACCTGTTTGATTAAAATTTGTATAATTCATATTAAAAATATTGTATATCTAAATCCGCCAGCTTTATAAAAGTCTATGTGCGCTTTTAATCCAAATTCTTGTGAGATTGATATTTCAGTAGGAACAAAAACTATAAAATCAAGCCCCGTGTCTGCCGTTTCGCTTTCGGTTCTAAGCCATATTGTTGGCTCTTCAATTTCGGTGCTAACGTTTACATTTTGCCCTTCGGCTTCGGTGTATATGTAAGTCGTGTCAAAAAATTGTCCATCACTTATGTAAATACGCCTTTGAACTGGATCAAACTTGTCGTTCAAAGTGCCTCTTAAAAAGCAAACCTGCCCTGTATTATTTAGTTTATAGACATTATCTACCCGAAAATTAAACCACTTATCATAAAGGGTTTCAACGGGAGCTATAAGTGCCTGCACAAAATTTACCACTATCAGGTTCCTTAAAAAAGTAGGCAGTAAATTGATCGTAAAAACGCGCCAGTTTATATCATACCACATAGGTTATATTTTCAAATGTTACAACTTCATAATAGCCACTTTCAGCGACTTTTGATATGTAAATTGGTTGTGGAGTTCCATAGCCGTTCAACTCTGGCCTTATCCATGAGCTTTCAGCACTTAAAAGAGTGGCGTCGATAACTCCTGGTGCCGCTTGCATCTTATCAACCAATGCTGAAAGTCTTAAATCACCATCAAATGGCAGTTCCTTCATAAACTCCTGTATAGCTTCATTTACTGGATTATTTGCGTTTTGTATGCTCATTCCATTAGCATCAAGCACAAGAGCATCTCGTTTTATTTGAATATTTAAAAACAGCCTGTCTGGTAAATAATTGATCACTGTCGTATCAGTTCCTGCCCACTTGATCTCTTTAATGTAAGCTTCAAAAGATTCTTTTTGACCTGGTGTTATTGGAGAGAGTAAGCCATCGATTTCACCCGCAATTTTTATGATAACACGTTTCTCAGCATCTGACTCATTGACCGCAGCATACTTGATGATTTTAGAGGCTTCGATCTCTTCTTGAGTAGCGACACCGTTTATAAAATAATCTTTATCAATCTCTAGGTCAAAACCATATTGAAACTGTAAGGCCATTGTTTTGTACCAAGACAGTCGACCTGATTTTTGATTTGCTAACTTGGTTGTGACTTCTGCCTCATGCGTATCAAAAAGCGTCTCTAATAACCATATCGAAAAAGAAACTGCAAATACGAATAGTCTAAAAATGGCAACTTTACTCGTAGAGTTTAGAGATGCTAAGTTCTCATTTGCTGTGATATTAGAAAAGATTTCATTTTGTATTACTTGAATTGATCGCGCCATTATCTTACTATAAATGTGGTTCCTATTGTCATTGTTCCTATTCCCAATGTTGGGTTAATCGTTTCTAAATTGTCGTTTGTAATACCTGTTGCTGGAATGATGTTTTTGCTTTCAAGAAATTGAATTTCTCTTTTCAAAACTTCGATTCCCTGAGGAATCACTATGCTTTCTCCAGCGATTATATGATCGGTTACTGAGCGACCATTTGCCATTGCTATTGCATAAGCATTTACAACGCTTCCTGTGCTTTGTATTGCAATGTCAAACCATGTTTGTAATACTAGAGCTGTTATCATTTTAGTTTTGGTAAGTTGCCTCAACTTCTATTGTCAGGTCAGGGGCAATTTGTATTTTATTTACATTCATTCCGTCTACTGAGAATTCCTGTCTAATTTCTCTGGCTAGATTCTCTGGCGTTTGATCTTCTAAATATCTAAGAGCTCCAACACCTCTCATAGGAACCTCTTTAAACTCGCACTTATCGATTAAAATCAAAATTTTTTGATGTTGTGCGGTACTTTCACCTACAAAAAAATCCCCATCAATTATTTGAACATCTAAACTTTCTGATAAAAGAATGTCTTGTGGCATATTAATTTATATTACCGGTTCCGGTACCTGTTTGACTGGCTGCCGTTCCTGTTGTTGTTACATTTACACTAACTTGTCCAGATTTTACAAAAGCTTCAAAAGCATTTGCAATACCTGTGGCTAATCGTTCTATAGATTGACTTGCATTTTCCTCCTCTTCTTGCTCAGCAGTAAACAATTCAATCAAAGCATTTTTAAGTGCTGCTTTATTTAAACTCATTTTAAAAGCTTTTTAAATTTTGTATTCAATTCTTGAAACTCAACTTCATTAACTAGCTTAACCGTAGGTCCTACGTTGGTTGTAAAAACCATGTTACCAATAGCTGTAAATAAATCATCAATTAAACTGGCTAAATTTTCGCCACCAGCCTCAACATGTACTTTATCTGTTAGCTCAAATATTGTGTTGCCAATATAGTAGCCTATCTTTTCAATTTCATCGGCAGCAATAACCATCCAATCCTCATCATCCTCCACACGAACGGCCAATACATAACTGCTTACTTTTGGCACCAGGATAAAACTTTTGTTACCTGTGAGAACCGGGCGAAGTCGAACGTCAAAAAACTCCTGTCCGTCTTCATCAATTAAAACACAGGTTGCCTTTGTTTCATCTACTGATTTTACCTTAGCAATGTTACTCACGGCAGGACCGTCACTTTTAGCCATTGCTTTAAAGCCTTCTCGTATTTGTTCAGCTGTTGCCATTTACTGTGTTATAAATCCTAATTCAATTGTTTGCCTACCTCCAGCAGTTCCAAACTCACCCGATACCGCTTCAATAAAAAACGAACCTGATTTTTCAGGATATTTAAACCCGTCAATTTCGGCTATGTCACCCTTATTGGAGGCGGGTTCTAGGAATGCTGTTATATTACCCTCGTAACCGTTATAATTACTTTTTGTCTGCAATCGGTTTGCAATTTGCTTGAGTAAATCAGCAGGAATACCCGCTTTTATTTTCACAGCTTTTTCATTACTGTATTTATCAGTATCCGATTTAGTGCGTTTTACTTCTCCTTTTCCATCTTTCTCCTGGATCACTACACGAACATTTTTATCAACGATTCGCTTTTTAAAATCATCATCTTTAACGGTATTCCAACCTAATCGAAGCTTTATTGTTTTGCCCTTTTTACCAAACTGTGTACCTACATACAGCTCATTAAAATTGAAATAAACCGCTAACCGACATTCTTTTTTTAACCATTCTAAAACCTGAATACCAGTAGCATTTTTAAACCTTACATTCGTCAATGGAATGTTTGGAATTTCAGACGATAATACAATCTCAGTACCTGAACACACATCAGTCAGCAATTGTTTAACTGTAACACTCGAGTAACTTTTGTTAAAGATCAAATCATACAATAAGTAACTATAGCCTTCGCATTCAATCTTTACAGGAACGCCCATATTGACACGCTTAATAAATCCCTCGAAGCGTTTTGTATTTTTGCCATCATAACCAAGAGCAATACTAATTTTGCCATTCTCTTTAAAAAGATACTGAGGCTTTTTGTCGGATTCTTGAATGTCAGCTGTTACTGTTTTCGTATTATTCAAATATTTAATCCTAGGTAGCTCAATAGTGCATGTATCTGTAAAACTGTTAACATCCGTTTTCCAAGTAACCTTTGAAGGTTTTATATTTGGATAGCCTCCAATAGTGATATCGCTGGTTAGGTAAAACATATTTAAAAAGTTAAGTCTTCAATATAATCTGTCTCTACAGTCATTGTAAACGGTCGAATCCATGGTGCTTTTCCTTGTACCTCTGGAAAGTCTAAAGCACTAACAGCAACTCTACAGTTTTTATCTAAAAATATTTCAGGATAACCACCGTGTAGCTCTACAGGCTCAGTTGTTTCAAAAATGTCTTTCAATTTTAATATTTGATCTTCGGGAACCATTCGGTTTTTACCAATCAAAAAGCCTTTTATTGAAAAACGATAGTCATCAATGGCAAAACATTCTTTTACTTTTCCTTTGCGTTCACTAACTGGTGTTCTAATGATTTCCTTCATCATGTTTACGCCTACGGTACAAGCTTCGATTTCAATCTCAATAGGAGTTAATCTATTGTTTTCAACAAAAAATGACTTTAAAGTTATCGGAAACCAAATATCCTGACCGTAAGCCCCAATTTTATTAAAAGCAATGTTTTTACTCGAATAGTCAATACTGCCTTTAGGTCTTGGATTTTCCATTGTGATGGAATAACCTATCTCTTCAGTAATAGGTTTGGTGTTGCCGTCTGGATTAATGAAATAAGGCGAATTATTAAAATACGTCTTGTATAATTTATACAGATCAAATGCCGTGTTTGTACTCATTTTAAACCATTTTTGAACCGTTATACACTACTCGCGCAAAACACTCCATTACTATTTTTTCAATCTCATTAGCAGATTCGCCAGCGTTCAAAGTGGTAAATTGTAAGTTGTCAAAAAACTTCCCTACAGTAATATTGATCACTTTAGGACCCGCTCCCGATACCGTGGCACCTGCTGACTGACTAGAGGCATTATTTGATGCCATAACTGCTGCGCCTGAGCCTAATTGTGATTCCTTTACTTTTGCTTCCTTATCGGCTCTCGCTTTAGCAGCCTTGCTATCAAGCAATGATTGGTTCCTTGCTTTAGTATATGCTGTTCCGCTTCCCTTTGTTGCCTCCGCAAAAACGTTTGTTGCAAAACCTGTAATAGGGTTTGTTTTTAATAGATTGCCTCCTATACTGGCTAATATTCCAGGTATGGCTTTAAAGTTTCCGCTAAAAATAGCGCTGAACAAATTACCAACTCCTGAGAACACTTTTAAAATTGCTTTGGGAATTTGAGTAAAGGCCTCTATAATCATATTGGGCATCTTACTAAACATCCCCATGATATTACTACCTACTTGTTTTAACACCCCCCAAACTCCGTCAACCATTGACCTAAATCCAGAAAAACGATTGTAAGCAATTGCAAGTCCAGCTATTAAAGCCCCTATTGCAACAACAACAATACCTATTGGATTTGCAGTCATAGCCGTATTTAGCAACCACGTGGCGGCCTCAAGAATTCCTGTTTTAATTGCTAGCACTGCCATTATAGCTTGATAAGTTACCAATGCGCCACCAATAACACCAAGAGTAACAATAAAAATATTAGCACTAGTGGTGCCTGAGTTTATCCAATTTGCAAATTCAACGATATAACTTCCAGCAGTTAAAAAAGCGGTGCCAATATCAAGCGCTCCTGTTATCAAGGGCATAAATGCAACGCCTATTCTTGCAAGTGTATTGATCATTTTTTCTTGGAAATTGCTCCACTTTCCTTGCATACTGTTTTGTGCATTTTCTAGAGCTCCATAGTACAAACCTCCTTTTGATGCTGACATAGATAAAGCGGCTGATAATTGCTCATAAGTAACATCCATCTCCTTGACTTGGTCAATACTTTTACCTGTACTTTTTGCTAATAAAGCGTAAATATTAATACCAGCTATACCGAACTGACGCACATCCATTGCGGTAGCTTTACCCACCGTTTTTATTTGTTGCATATTAGCTGCCATTCTAGTTAGTGTGTCGCTAGTACCACCAACCGCTACAACTGCATTCGCTAAGTTCATGCTGTCATTTCTTGCAGCCTTCGCATTGGCTCCAGCCGAAATTAAGGAACGATTAACTTCTAACAGTGATTGTGTGTCAAATGGTGTAGCTTCAGCATCTTTTTCGATATTAGCATACGCCGTATTGGCTCCCTGCTTTCCTAAAAAAGTAGACATACCATTGATGTTAGTTTCTTTGTTCATGGCTCCTTGAACAATTGAACCTAAACCACTGCCTGCCATTGCAACACCAGCCGTTGCAATACCTCCAATCATAGAACCTACTGCAACACCTCCTATACCGATTCCACCACTACGGCTAGAACCGCCAACATTGCCAGCGTGATTGCTTGACATTCTTTGTAAACTAGCAAGCTCTCTTCGTGCAGCTGCTATTTGGCTAGGAATGGTACTTCTTGAAATGGTGTTTTCAACGTCTCTAATTTTAGATTGAAGCTCGTTAAAGCTCATTCCTAAAACTTGATTTCTCCTGGTGACTTGATCAGCTGATTGAGTCATTCTATTAAATGCCGATTGCGAGGCCGAACTAACTCTCGTTATGTTCGAACTCATCATATCGCGCATTCTTAAAACAAATTCAATCGTATTATTCATGTCTTAGTTACCTTCTTTTTTAGCCAATTCTAGTGCTATTCCGGTGCGATAAAAAAACAGTTCTTCGCCCCATTCCTTTATTGCGTTTGCTCCAAACTTCATACTGCCGTATACGATCAAGTAATCAATTCCTGCTTTTTGTTCTTGACAGTCTTTTATACCTTTATCACTAAAGGCGAAAAAACTCGGCTTTCTTCCCTTCCAAGATGTTGTTTATTTGCAGGAATACTGCAATGAATTTGTCTTCATCTTCAATCAATGGGTAATCCCCTTCAAGCCATAATTTTTCCATAATATAAGCAACGGCTTTGCTCATACCATTACTACCTATTGCGGTCATATAATCGCCTAAATCATCCGCAGTAACGGGGCGTAAAACTGCCATGTCATTATCTACTTTTAAGCAAATCAAGTCACGGCCGCCGTGCTCTTGTTTCCAGTTGTCTAATTTCTCTTGAGTAAAACGAGCAATAAATGCCGCTTTGCTGTCTGATAAATCATTAGATGGTGCTGTTTTTTCGGCTTCTTTTGCCTGTCTGTTGGCAAATGCGGACTTTAAATCACCCGCTGGAATTACATTTTTTTTCATTGCTTTGTTTTTTTGATGTTTGTTTTTTGATTTAATCCCCTCCAGGAGAGGGGATTTTTTTAAGGTAAAATCACATTCATTGCCAAGTAAGGCAATGTGATTTCTCTCATCTTAGCGTTTTGCTCAAGATCGGTTCCTGCCTCAGTAAAGCCTACTCCAGAGGCAACATAGGTTTTAACCTGATCTGTCAATATCTTTTTGAACGCACAAGTAATTACAATGGCTTCGTGTGGTACATCAGTGATGTCACTAAATCCAGCATCACGTGCCGCCTTATTCATGGCATCGGCTTCAAAGCCTAAAACCTTGATGCTTCCAGTACCTTTTTTGTTACCGGACATGATATCAATTGGATCATCGCCAGCACCATATAAATGCTCTTTTTCAACTTCTTTTTTAAAGCCAAAACCTCGAAGCCCTTTAATAGTGCGTCCCAATATTTTTACCTCAAAACGGGACCAAGCGCATTCGTCTGAAGTGATGTTTACATTTTGTGACATCTTTTATAAATTAGCGGTTAAACCTATTGTCACTCTAATCCAGGTTAAATACCCCAGTGGTAACACTTTTACTTCTATCTCGCCAGTGCTAGTGTTAATGATGTCCACATCCGTAGGGACGTTTACATCAACATCACTAATTTGTCCAGCCATTTGAGCGCGAATTTGTTGACTGATTTCGTTTTCTAAATGCTTCGCATCCGTAGCATTTACTTGACCATTATCTTCAACACGAATTGTTGTTTCTAGCAACGGGGTTGCAGTAGCTACAGCCACACGTTGCGCTTTATCAGCAATTCTACCATGTACCAAGATTCTAAAATCATCAGTAGAGGCCATGTTGTCACGGGCAAAATAATATCCTGCCGCACCATCACGACGGTGCATGATAATGTAACCGGCATTTGCAAAAGCGTCCAATTCCTCTGGGTAAAATTCCTCAAGTGGCTTATCGCCAATATAGGCTTGTGGAATTGTCAAAGATCCGTTTTGACCGTTACCCAATTTTACATGTGATGGATATTTAACCGCTCTAGCCAACGCTAGGGCAACGGCACCAGAACCATCGTTTAGGTTGCTTCCTAGAACTACTCCAGCATAACCATTTTCAACCGTATTAGGTTCAAACAATTCAGCAGTTAAATCGTTGGTTCTACCTTCAATCAGCATTCGAACTGGTTTATTAATTGATTGTTGGTATTGACCCAATGCTTTGGAGGCTAATAAGGCATCCTCGACATCTTTATCTAAAAAGTGATCAGGTACCATTGCGTAAGCTACACTAGGTTTACGAATTAAACCTACCATTGTAATAGCTCCTTGAGTAGCATTCAATAACTTTTTCAATCCATTTGCATTGGTTGCAGTAACCATTTGCGTTAATGTCATTGTGTCTTCAACACCAAGAATGGTTAAGGCTTGATTTCCTCCCAATTCTTGATAAAACAATTGAATTGCTTTGTTCAAAAAAGGTTCGGTCCCTATCGTGTAACCTTTTGCAACCGCATCATCGTAATTGAATACCGTTACAATTTCACCAATTTTAGAAACCGAGGTTCCTACGAGTCCTGCAACGCCATCCAGTACTTGTGCTTGACGTTGTAGGTTGCCATTAGTAACTTCTACGTTTACTTTAGGCGTTCCAGTTCCTTGTGACATTATTCTTGAACTTCTAGGTTAATAGTTTTTTTGAAAGCCTCAATTGAAGCAAACAAATCCTCCTTTTTTTTGCTTTGAGTTTCCAGCGCTAAAGAGTTAACTAATGCTTTGGCATCCTCGTAAGTCGCCGTAGCTGAATCAAAAGTTTTCAAAGCTTCTAAAGCTAGAATCTTGGTATCTTCGTCTGATGAACCGTCTTGTGAATCCTCGCTAGTTTGCTTTTCAAAATCAGTTCTTTTAAAAGAATCGATTGTTGCATCTTTCAATCCAGCTGCAAAACTTTGAGCTGATCCGATGGTGTGAAAAACACGTCCGTCTGATGTGATATGACATTCGTCATTTTGGTGTCTGCTGAAATAATCAGCTGCTTTATCTTTTGACATTTTAAAATGGTTTTAAATGGTTTTTAAATTCGATTTTTAAAGGCAAATCCTAAACCGATCAATACGGCAATTAAGATCAATAACCGCCCTAGTATGATTTGTGTCTTTTGCCAATATGACAATTGAGCTGGGACGGGATAGGGTATTTTTTCAATTTTTTGCTGGTGCTCTTTTATATAAACATCTTTCCATTGTGCAAATAGTTCCTGTGCTTCAGCTTCGCAATCAACTGTAATTATATTGTCCTTGATGTTGACTTTTGGAGGCTTTAGGTGTTTGCCTTTTTTACTTTCGGGCTTTGCCTTTGCATTAAAAACCACTTTACCATTGACGCACTCCAAATAGGCTTTGTAGTAGCTACTGTCTTTTTGGATTTTAAAAACCGTATCTCTTACGACCTCGGTTTTTGTAACTGTATTTGTGGTTTCAATTGTTGTTGGTGGTACAACGCTAGCGCTTTTACAAGCTACCAGCGTTGTGGCCAACAAACAAAAAAACAACAGTATGGACAGATTTTTGAGTTTAAAATTTTTCATTGTATTCGTTTTTTGCATCAAATGAGGGACACTCTTTTATTCTTTCCCAACTTTCAATAATTCCGTTTTTGTTTTTGTCTGGGGAAAAATCTCGATGTCCTTGAATGATAATTTTGTTAATGTTTTTGTTTTTTTGTAGCCATTCTTGAGCCTCTTTAATACAAGTTTCGAGTGCTACTTTTTGCGCTTCAGTACGGGTGTCTTTAGCTTTCCAAACTGGTAATTTTGGCGTTCCCTTGTTTTCAACACCTCCTATGTAACAGATATTTATAATTTGAGAATTAAGGCCTAAAACGCCATTTGAATTTTTGTCAAAATCCAATAAATTATGAATAGTTCCGTCAGTGTCAATCAATCGATGATAACCGGGTGACTCCCATCCTTTAGTTTTCCAAAATGCTTCTATTGAAGCAAGTTTACCAAAACCAGCTGAACAATGAATCGCGATATACTTAATTCCTTTAGCGGTTCTCATTCGTCTGTTTTTTTGGTGATTCCCAACTTAACTTTGGCATAAACCGAGGCTAGTTTTAAAATTTGTTCAATCTCATCTAGGATGAGTTTAGAAAAGGTACCTGATAAGCCACAAGCCACGAAAATGATGTTTTCATTTTCAATCTTTAAGTAGTCTTTACAAGCGATACCCACACATATAGAAATGAATATCGAAACAACCACCGATTTTATAAAAGCACTCCAGGACATCTCATTTCTCATTCTATGAATCACAGAACCTATAGCACCGCCCAGTATGTAGGGATTATATTTTTTAATAAAATCCATGATGTCGTTAAATATTTCAATCACAGTTGTAGGTTTAAAAAAAAGGCTGCCATCAGGGACAGCCTTTAATACATTTATATTCTCGTACTTTTATAATTAAGCGGTTGCAGCTTGAACAATAACTCCAACGCCTTTCCAATCTTCACGACGGCAACGACCTCCCATTTTCACCAATCCTGAGTGGATGTCACCATAATACAATGGGTTGTCCATATCCTGGAAAAGTTTAGTGTCTCCAAGTGCTTTAGTAACACTATTTTTTTGCCAGAAGAAACTAGCCAAGTTGTCCGTTGCTCCAAGAGCTTCACCCGGTAGTCTGAAAGTTCCGTCAGCTTGAATAGCTAAAACTGAACTTCTTTCTAAGAATGTAAATCCTGCAAATTTTCCAACAACACCGTTGGTTAAATCGGCTGATTCTTGAAAAGATGCCATTTGATTTGCTGATAATGAATCAAGGAATTCTTGATACATAAAACTTTCCATCATGGCATAGCGATTGTCTCTAGGTACATTGTCCTTGTTGAACTTCGCCTGCATAGCCTGAACTTCTTTGTACGTAGTTGCTTTTCTGGTTCCAGTTTGTCCATCTTCAGAGTTCACAGCGATAGCCGCTCCTAAAGTTGCAATTCTTCTACCTGCTGGTAAAAACTCAACAGTGGTACCACCATTAACGGCTGGCTTCACACCTCTGATCCAGTTGTAAGTCAACTCATCACCAATAGCCTCAGCTAAAGTGTCAGTGTGATCTGCCAGTACTGAATCTGTTTTCTCGTAGCTGATTTCCATCGCTTCCGATGTAGTAACTGCTGTAGGATCAGTTGTAAACACATCAAGTGCATACATTACTGCCGTGTCACCACGTTGTACTGCCGTTGCAGCACCAAAAGCTCTATTTTTTACGACACTTGGTTTTGCGCCTGCTTGTGGCAAGTACACAATAGAACCACCTTGTACATATTTCGACTCATCGAAACACAACATGATGTGTGGATTTGTTCGTCTTAATTTCTCGACGATGTAAGAGCTCCAAAACTCTTGCGGTATTTTAGGATTTGCCATAATTGTAAATTAAGCGTTAGGAAATTTTTCTTTTCTCAATTGTTCGTACAGGTCAGGCAATTGAGTTCTCACGGCTTCCAACTCATTAGATGAATATAGATCGTCCCATTTTTTGCCCGCAAAAGCAGTAGCGTCTTTGTCACCCAAATGATTTGTAACTAATGTTTGCGCTGGCATAACATCAATTACTTTTTTCAATCCTGCTGGGTTTCCTGCAAAACTGTCTGCTAACTCAGTAGCTAATTCCGCGGTCAGTTTCTTGTCTGCTTTTCCTTTGTCTAGCAAGTCCTGAACTTCTTTTTTTACCGCTTCAGCTTTCAAGTCTTTCAACTCTGTCTCTTTAACAGTCAAAGCCGTTTTTTGATCGGCTAAATCTTTTTCCAGTCCTGGTACTTTACCAGCCGTATCTACTAAGTCCTGAATCGCTTTTGTAGTTTCGTCATCAGAGGACTTGTCACTTAGGTTTAGAGCCGTAAGCAAAGCGGCTGTTAAAAGAATTTTACTCATTTCTTTAGGTTTAGGTTTTACAAAATCAGCTAGATTTAGCTCGTTATCATTAATGTCGTAGAGGTTTGCTAGTGCATTGTGATTGCCCGGAATATCAACAAATGATATTTCACGAGGAAACCACTTCGTAACCGTAGGTCCTGTTTGTCCGGGCAACATCAAATCTTTATCGTCCGATGCTTCAAGCACAATGATCTTACCCATTGATGCCGCATTGATAAATCCGTTTTCTACTTGTGCCGCAATATCTTCTCCTTTTGGGTGTGACAAATTGACAACAGGCTTTCCAAATAATTTATCACCTTCAATACGCAAATCTTCCCATTTTACTAATACACCGCCTTCACGATCGTGCATTAAAAAACCAATAGGATTTTTTTTGTACTGAGCCAAATCTAGTCCCGCTGTTAGCAACCGATAACCGTATACATTCACACTGTTATCTGTTAAACAAAACTCTTTGTCAATCTTTTTAAACGTACTACTCACTACATGTCATTTTGGTTATTTCTTAAAGTGAGTACAAACTTGCGAATGTTTGCAAAGCCTTGAAAATAAGTGTGCAAACCTTGCAGGGTTATTTTAAAACGGGGTCGTTTTTAGTCAATTTTGCCCTGTAATCAAGTAGTAAAATGGGAATTTCCAAAGCACAAGAGC